CTTGTTGTTTTCCACTAGTTCCTTGAACTTGGCACAGGCATCGATCTTGTGTTTGGCGGTTGTGTTGAATCCCCTCCTGAACTTTCTCCTGTGTCCTTTCCTGATGGGTTCACTCAAAAACATGCCGCAGATGTTTTCTTCACCGATGTCCATGACCCTCATCAGTGCGGCTTCACCCAGTGTGTTGTTCTCCATTGAGTAAAAAATCTGTGGTGTGGCCGTTGAGTCCTGTTCCATGATAGTGTCATTGATGTACTTGGTGATCTCCTGCAGGATCCTGATCTGTTGGTTGGCCGGTGTCATGTTGTGGTGCCATTCTCCCACCTGTCGGAATGTGGGCAGTTCCACGACTTGTATTGCCGCATAATCTCCGCCTGTACCTATGGAAGGATCAAGTGCCACCATGTAGGTGTGTTTGGGTTTGGGTTTGGAGTACCATCGTACCTGTCCCTGTACCCAGGTAGGGTCCTTGCCTTCCAGTTCCACTAGCCTTACACTGTTCACTAGTGTCTCATCGTAGATCAAGAATTCGCATTCGTGTTCCCTTCTGAATCTTTCTTCGCCGATCCTGCTTCTCTCCGCTTCCGCCCAGGCCTCATCTCTGTCCGGGTGTTCCGACCAGTGTGCCTTGTAGGCATAGAATCCATTGGTTCCCACGGTGTTGTCGTTTCCGAACTCGTCGTATCTCTTCAATGCTTCTTTCCAGATCAATGCGAATTGGTCTTCGTCGGAGTTTGGTGTTGAGGTTATTAGGCATTTACCTCCAGTTGATAGTGTTGGAGACAATGAAGTCCAGAACTCAACGGCCTTTTCCGGCGGTTGCACGAACGCGAACTCATCGCAGTATATCATTGTGAGTGACATACCCCTACCTGTGTTCTCTGTGGTTGTGGTCGCCATGATCTTGGAACCATTGTCAAATTCTATGGAGTTCCTGTTGTATTGATTAACACCTGCCTTGATCCAACTAGGCAACATCTCATAGGCGTAACGCACCCTTGACATGATGTCTGATGCTCCTGCGTATTTGTGTGCGGCGATCAGGATCTGTGAATCTGGTCGGAACATGGCATACCAAATGATGTAGCCAGATGCGCATGTGGTCTTTCCGGTCTGTCGTGGCAACATCGCTATGCTGAATCTGTGATCGTTATAAGCCTCGATCAGTTTCTCCTGATAACCGTATGGCTGGAAAGCCATGGAACCTTTGGTGGGGTGTTGGATCTTGATGAACTTCTTCATGAAGTACAACGGTCCGGTCTTGGGATCCATGCACTTCTCCAGTTCCAGTACCTGTTCCTTGGAGTACTTGTGTTTCTTATTGGCCTTCTTGATCTGGTCCGAGTCTAAACTTACGTATGCCATTTGTGTTATTTAAGGTCAAAATCCCAGTCGACCTTTTTCCATTCAATTCCAAAATCTTCTCGATGTCCCACTTCGAGACCTTTTATCACGCCTTCTATGTAGTCGTTCCAATAGTCCACGAATGTTTTTACCCTGGGATATTTTGGAGGAACGTCCATGGTCTGCCACCAAAACTCATTGAGTACATTTGAATAGTCCGGCAGGCTGTATATTATTTTTATGGATGTCAGTCTCAATCCATCAGAATATTCACCAAAGAACTTCATACAAATACTTATCGGTGATTTTGCGATCTGTTAACTATGCTTTTTTCTTTGCGATCTTGGTCGCTGTGGCGTAGGCAACTTCTTTTGCTCTCTTGCCATAACGCTTCTTCATCGCCGGCATGTCTTTCTTCATGCTTTTGACTATCTCTTCTTTTTTCTTTTTTTCCGCCTTGGTGAGTTTTTTTTCGGCAACCTGTTTGGCCTCGTTTACGGCCTTCTCATAGTTTGCTTTGAATTCTGTGTATTGTGCTCTCAGACTATCTGCAAGATCTTCTGTGGTCTTCTGCATTGGATTGTCTCCACCTGCCACTTTAGGAAAGGTCTGTTTCTGTCTGTTCAATCCACCGGAATGTGTGTTGACTAGGTCGTCCACCGACTGCATCTTTTCTTCTGGTTCGTTAGCATATGCCTCGTCCTTGTGGTCACAGCCGCAGTCGTCACTGTGTTCGTGATCTCCCGCTGGTTCCTCGGCACCGATCATCTTTGCGTCCACTGGTTGCACGCCCGCCAGTTTCAAGATCTGCATCATCATTGATGCTTCCTGTGGTGAATCTGTAGATATCTGTATTGCTTCGTCGATTTTTTCTTTTTTCATTTCTTTGCCCTCATAACTTTTTTCTTTCTGTACCCTGTCATAGATGTCCACGTAAGACTTGCCGTGTTTCTTGATGAATTCTTCTCTGCTCATTTCAGCGGCATCCTGTTCCATGTCCATGACCATGTCTTTGACTCGGCCTTCTTTATAGGTATCACCAAAATTTTTACCGAGGATCTTTTGACCAATTGCGGCCAATGTGTATTCGTCTGAAACATTGTCATCACCCACTATCTTTCCTAGGTCGTCCAACATGGCTCTTGTGATCGGAGCATTTATTTGGAACTTTGTGTGTTCTTCTTCTTCCCAATCAAACTCGTCCTTGCCAAATTTCTTTTCAAACTGAGCAACTTCGTTTTCTTCGTAACCATCTGATGTGATGCCTGAGTCTGTGTGTGCTTTGATCCAACCATCTGGTAACTCGTCACCGTTCTTGCCACTGTATTTTTTGTATTTTGCATTCCACAACTTCAGTTGTTTTATTTGTTCTGGAGAAAGTTTCACCTTGTTTGCCTCTGTGACCGCTGATTCGTTGCTGTGGTATGCTTTCTTGAATTCTGGATCATTGACAACTTCTTGTGCGTCTTTCACATCCTCCGCACTTGGTTTTTGACCAGCATTGAATTGCAGATAACCTATCAGCACACTGATTAATTGTCCACCGATTGTTTCCGCTTTTTGATCACGACTGTCTTGATCAACATCTGCCCAACCGTCTTCGAGGTCGTCGATATTCAAAAGGTCACTAGGCATTTGTCCTTTGGACACTTTGATTAGATCATCACCAAATTCTTTTACTTTGTCCGTTGACCAATCCATGGCGCCTTCGTCTTCCCGCACCGCTGATTCCTTGTTGGTCCTTTCAACTTTCGTGAATGATTCATCGTGCTTGTTCGCAACACCGATTTCGTCGTACTCGTCTGGATCTGGTATTCTGGAAGTTTTTGAAAAGTCTCCTGCCTTTTTGGCCTGTTCCACTCGATCATAGAAGAAATCAATCAATCCTTCTTCACCTTTTTCCACAGCTGTCATCAGCATATAAGTAAGATCTTCTTCGACACTGTCCAAATGATTGAAGCGGTTCATGAAATCTGTTTCTGTTTGACCATATTTTTTTAATTTTTCTTCGCCTTTTTTCTCATCAGTGGAAATGATATGACTGTGATCGATTATCAGTTCCATCAGTTTAGGTCCATATCGTTTCATCATCTTGTCAAAATATGCAACTCTTGGATCAGAACTGTATTTGAGAGAGGATGCAGTTCTCTGTTTGTCGTCTAATTCTGCTACTGGCTGTTCATATTCTCTCAATTTCTGTAGGATGTCGATCATTTCCATGGTGCTTATTTCCTTTTTGGGTCCGGGTGTGGGTTTGTTGCTTTGGTGAACGGACTCGGAGCACCCTTGTCTTCCCTGTCCTGTAATTTTTTCTCTGCCTTGTTCTTGGCGTCTTCTTCCGCGTGTGTGATTTCTTTCCTGGCCTTCAGTAATTCTTTCAATAATGAAGCATTGGCCTTGTCACCGTAGAAGTCTTCCGCCTTGATCTTTGGAAGATCCTTGTATTCCACATCCTGTAACACCGATTCAAACTCTGTCTTGTCCTTGGCCGCTTTCATATCTAATTGATACTGTTCTGTTGGCTCTCCCGGCTTACGCACAACGATCTGATTCCTGCCCAGGTTGAGATAGTTGGCAAGATATTCTGTCATTTCGAACACACTCGCCGGATAATTTGTGGTCGCGTCAAAGATCGTGACTTCCACGTTCTTGAACTGTGGAAAATCCAGTGGAGTTTCCTGTATGGGATAACTTTTTCCCGCCGACAGCTTGGCAACATCAAATTTGCCCAGTGCAGTTTCCAGTTTGTTTGCGAAATCCTTGTCCAACTCGCCCGCAACCTTGATCTTGTAGTCGTATTGCTTGGCGGATTCTGTGAGATATTGTGTAAACGTGCTCATATTAGATGTATTTAGTCTTTTTTCATAAGTTTCTTCATCAATTCGTTACGATCACTGATGACGAAACCCTCTGATTCCACTGCTTCCGTGGTGTCCGCGCCGCCGTCCTTGTCCAACTTCATTTTCTTCAGTTGCAGTTCCACCATTTTCAACTTTTTGTCGATCTTTGATGACTTCGCGTCTATGGCGTTACGCAACATGGTTGATGCAACCTCAAATATACGTCCAGAATATCTGGAATCCACGTTCATGCCCAGGTCCATTAGGTTCTTGTAACTTTCTTCTGCTTCCACTGCCAGTTTGTCCAGTTCCAAGTCCGATAGTTCACCTAGTCCCTTGACTTGGGGAAGTGCTTTTTCAATCTTGTCAAACTCCGCATAAGAGGCCTTAAGAGCGGCCGCTGTCTTTGGATCAACATTCTTAGGAGCCTGTCTATCTTTGCCTTCTCTTTTTGACTCTTTGTCATCAACTTGTTTGAATGCTTCTTTGACATTTGGTAAATTTAATATATCTTCCAGTTTTTTGGTCATGTGAACTATTTACGAGTACCTTGGTGGAATAATTGTTCTTCTGACACCACCCTGAACTGTATCTTTCTCTGTTTTGCATAGGCACTGGCCGCTTCCCACTTGGCGTGATTTACTACCACCTGTGTCTGCCTGCCTCGGCTCTTGCCGGCTCTTTCCATCGTGGTCTGGTTCATGGGTTTGACTTCGATCATCTCCGCATGTTTACGACCGTTCTTGTCCATGTACACGATGAAGAAATCTGGAACATAAATTGTGTACTTGCCTGTGATGGGATGGCGGTATGGTATCTTGATAGCTTCTGATGCCCACTGATATACATTGGGATGTTCATCACACAACCTCATGAATGAATGTTCCCAACTTGATCTATATGTTGGTGTCTTTGTGCCGACATACTTTTCAGGATTTTTGAATGTGAATTTTCCTCTTGCGAACTTCATTATGATATGATGTTTCGAGACACAAAATCTTTTTGCTGTCTGGTGTTCCTTACGCCCAATCTTGAAGTCTTGTAACGATTGGCGTTTAAGATTATAGTGATCAATTCCGATAGTTGTGCAGGTGTGGCCTTGGTCAATTGGTCCAATATTTGTTGTGGATTAATGCTGTCGATTTTGGCCTGCTTTAGGATAACATATGCCGTCTCTTCTGCCGGTTGCCTGTCGAAGCCGCGCTTGACGAAAAAGCCGATCGCGGCATCCAGGTCGTTCTGGTTCAACTGGAATGGCTCCACCCTGTCTGTGGTTGTCAGTTTTTTGATGGTCTTCTGCAACTCATCAAGATCCTTCTGTGGTAGGTTGGTGTATATCTCTGTCATTAGATGTTGGCCCTTTCGGTTATCACGGTTATATCGTTGGTGTCCCTATCAATTTTTACAAATCCCTGGGTGACCAATTTGTTGATGTCGGTGGTTACCCTAGATCTGTAAACATTTTTTTGTTGCTCTGTGAGGGCCGCATATGCCACATCACTTTCGGCGACTGTTTGCCCCTGCCTTGAGCCGACCTGTTTGTAATATATGCCAGCCGCGATCTCGTCTCTTATCGTGGCATTGTTCGACACTATATTAAACGATTCAGTTGGTGATAAAAAGTTTTCTGTGTCAATGACTACATTAGTTTTGACCTTGCTTTTGTTTGTGGGGTCATCCACGGATCCCTTCGCGTTGGCGGTTGCCGCACCAACTGCCGCGGCCGCTGTCACTGCACTTCCCACGTTGAAGTTTCCTACCGGATTGGTGATTGTGCCTGCCTGTTTGCCGATATCCAGCACTCCCTCCTTGGCTATGCCTTTGAGCTCTTCCTTGACCGCATCCTTGGCCTTAATCTTTTTGGCATTGTTGTATGTGTTGATACCTTTTAGGATCGTACCCAGATTGACATTACCTGTGGCAACATCACCAATCACAGATCCTATGCCCTCTGCTATACCTCCGGGGCCAAAAATAGATGTTGTACCACCGCCCAGCACACTCAACGGCGAAGGAGAAAGATCATAATGGATGGTTGCGAATCCCTGTGGTCCTCTGGAGCCCAGTGTGTTATCAGGCGAATAGGCGATATTACCCGCTCCATACAGCACTGTCTCATAAAACACCTGCATGGTGTTGTACATTATGCCAGCACCGTCCGCGGCGTCGAGGTCGTCATGAGACCAAGAACCTATGGTTGGATTTATCAAAGTGAAAGAAGTGAACTGTTTCCTGTTGAGAGCGAAAATTTCAATTGACCGTATAAAAGAGAAATTTCTTCTTCTATTGCCGTCCATACCATATTGGTGGTTTTGGTTGTCGCCACCGTTGTAGTAAGTGTCGCGTTTGAGTGCTTCCACACCTCCGGAATTCCTTACGGCCTGACTGTCGACGTTGTGGAGTTGTAGATATTGGTTCCAGAATGCATTAACAGTGTCAACATGATCGTCATAGAACACAATGTTGATCGGCTGGTAACTTATGTGTGTCATGAGATTGACTTTTTTGTTGTACTGTTGTTTCTGCTCCACATTCATGTTGTACTTGGGCAATTGGCAACTCCTGACCAACATGTTCAACTCTAATTGTTGACTCCTGCCGAATTTTAAATCCTTCAATTCATCTGCGAGATTGATCACAACATGGAACAGCCATTTATTTTTTGGCTGTAATCTGTGTCTGTCGTCGATAAACAATCTCGAAGCATGTTGGTAATCCTTCATGCCTGGAAGACCATTGGAAAAACCTGATAAAAAATTGTTGATGCTAGGCATATGGTGTATTTATGGCCACAAAAAAAGCGCCGTTTAAGGCGCTCTCTTTGTTATAAATGCGAACGATTTTTAGATACCACCACCTGTTGATAGTGTACCAATTGTTCTTGTCAATGCTGTTCCGATGCCTGTGCCTTGTGGTGTCTGTACCGCGTTGTCGTATCTCACCGAAAGTGAAATAGTAACTGGTGCTGATTCCGCATAGGCCAATGTGTTGTAGTTAACCGACTCAACATATGATCCGTATAATTCGAAAGTCTCTAACACGTTTGGTGCTGATGCTCCGTTACCTCCATCGAGTATTTCAATCCTTGTGGTGAATTTGTAGTCTATTCCCGAAGCGGCACTTGCCTGTTCAAAGAAGTCAAACTGTTTCTGAACCTGTTCGCCAACCAATTTAGAAACTGAGTTGTTTACGTCATCTCTGAGTGTGATTGTGATTGGCTCCCAAGTGTGTTTACCAGCAATGTAAACTCTTGAGTTGTACACATCCAGTGTTGTGTTTTCAAATGTCAAGTTTGGTCTCGCACAATCGACCACTTGTTTTGTAAGTTCTGATCTAGGAGTTGACACTCCAAAGTTTTCAAGGACTACCCTAAACCTATACTGTAGTTTGGGCATCAACAAGCCCTGTGATGATGAACTCTGATCGTTTGCTAGTGGTACTGTAAATTTTGAAAGTGTTGATATTGCCATATTGCTCCTTTATTTACCGGGGATTAACTTCCCAAGTTTGCTATCTCCCCTGTGTTTTTGATTCTTAAAGGTATGTAAATGAATTCAACCGATTTAACTGGTTCAATTGCAATATCCACATACAGCTCGTTCCTGTCGATCCTTGTTGGCGTGTTATTGGTGTCGTCACACACTACCAAGAAGTCAAACAGTGCTCTCTGACCAACAAGTTCTAGTAAGAAAGATTCAACTGCTTGTTTGATCTCGTTCCTAGTCAACGAATCATTTGGTTCAAAGATGAATGGTTTCGCTAATGCATCAAGTTGTGATCTTAGATACACAGTCAATCTTGATACGTTGATCCTGTCCAATGCACTTGCGGCACTTGTTTTTGTCAAGTTACCGAAGTTCACAATGCCCGCTCCTGAGAAGAACGTGATCGGATTGATCTTGGCGTTGTGCATCGAGTCTCTCACAGATTCTGTCAATGAGATTGTTTCGAACTCACCTTCCGAGTCAATGTATCCAACTGCTGTTGCGTTGTCCACGATACCTCTTCTGGTACCTGCCGGTGCGAACCAAGGGAATCCAACATTGTCGTTGTTGGCCAAAGTTCTCAGCATCATGTGTGATGGTGGAACAACTACTGTGTTGCCAGCGTTGTCTGTGGTCTGTCCTGATGGATAGAAAACACCCAGGTAGTCAGAACTTGTAACAAGTCCATCTTCACCGTTGTCGCTTGCACCCGCCGAGTTGTTGGCCCAGTTCGTGATCGCTGTAGAGTTACCTTCCAATCTGAATGGAGTGTCTCCCACAACGAAAGCAGTGTTGTTTCTGTCTGTGTTCAAGTTCACCATCTCAGAGATCACTTCAGGATATCCCGGACATGCTATCACGTTGTATCCTCTCTGATCTTCTCTGATCGCTTGGTTGGTGTTGATCTCTGCTTTGAGTTGTGCAGTGATCACGGCTCTCTGAGCTTTCCTTCCAAATGTTCCTGAACCGTCTGCTTGGTTGGCTGATTTTGTCACCCATCTGTCTGGGTAGTAACCAGCGACCGATTCGTTGTTGTATCTCACGTTGCCCAATCCTGAGCTTCCTGAGCCTGGATATGCTGTGGTGGTGATGTAGCTGTTTCTGTATTCCTTGACATTGTAACCAGATCTTCTTGTGTTGAACAACAAGATTGATTTTGGATACAGTGCAGGATTTGGAGCATCAGGATCAAGGAAGTCATCGCTCAACAAGTCTTTGATTGAGCTGGCTGTGCCTGCCTGTGTGCTTCCATCTGCTGATTTCTGTGTTGATGTGTGCCATCTCGCATCTGCGAACACGATGCCATCTTCCGTGGTCTGATCTGCTGTGTCGATCAACACCCATCTAGCGCCTGTGGTCGTTACCGCAACGCTGTTGGCTGTGTTTGTTGATGTGATTGTTGCACTTGTGTCATATCTGTAGATCTTTGGATAGTTTTCAAGATCCGCTGTGTCGATCCATAAGTCGTTTGCCACCAAAGGTGTACCATCTGACTGTGTGGTCGGTGCAGTTGCACTGAACTGTGGACCATTTGGATCTGTGTTAGCATATACTTGTAGATAACCTTTCCAAGTTGTACCATTGTGTACCATTATGTCTGCTTCTAAATTAGTGTTGTACCATAATGTTCCATCCACTGGTTCATTCGTTGGTGCTGATGTCGAAGCAGTGTAACTTAATCTCTTCCAGTTAGAAGCAACAACCTGTGATGGTGTTGTTGAATCTTCTGTGTCGCCTGCCGGTGCATCATATAAGTTGTCAACCAATGTCAATGAGTTGGCAGTGTAAGTACCATAGCTGTGGGCGTTTGCTGTTCCAAAGCCGGCATCAACTAGTGGTGTGCCTGACACGTCCCACATTCTGAACTCGCCACCAAGTGCGTGTGTGATCTTGATAGCACCTGTAGAAGTTACTTCCGCCGTTAAG